GTGGAGGAAGACACCTACAAGATCTACATTGAGCCGCTCCTCAAGGCCATCGGCGACGCCATCAGCGAGCACTGGATGCAGCCGGCCCTGATCGCCATGGGCGAGACGGCAGAGACGGCCAAGCTACGGGAGATCGGCTGGGACACCACAGCCATCGTCGCCCGGCCCGACGCCTCCGAGACCCTCGAATCCCTGTACGACAAGGTACTCATCTCGGACGAATACATGCTGTCCGAGCACGGTGTCCCCGAGGACGCGATGCCGTCGCCGGAGGAGCGCACCCGCCGCATGCTGGAGAAGCTCGTCTCCGTCGCCCCGACGCTCCTCGCCGACCCTGCCATCGCGGACGCTCTGAACCTTGGACTCGAGGTTGCGCCGGCGGCTGCTGGTGTCGACGCGAACGTGACCCCGGGCGGAGAGCTGGAGTCCCCCGAGCCTGCGCCCGCACGCGCACTCCCGTCCACGCGTAGCCAGGAGCCGACCCCCGAACCGGTACCGGACGGCCTCGTCGCCGCCGCGGAGCTGATCGTGTTTGACGCGCTCTCCCGCGCCGGCGGCCGGCTGCTGACGAACCAGAACCGCGGACAGTTCAAGTCCACCCCCCGCGAGGAGCTGCACACCGTCATCCAGCCGGGCAACGTAGACGCGCTCATGGAGGGATCGTTCCAGTTCACGGATCGTGTCGCCGAAGCGTTCAGTGTTGAGCCGGCACGCTTTCAGGACAGCATCCGCGCCTACACCGGGTGGCTACTGTCGACCAGCCGCGCGCATGACCCCGAGCACCTCGCGTTCTTCCTGCGGAAGCTGTGGTGACCACACCCCCGGGCGGCGACCCGCATCTCCCGGCCAGGCTCCGCGCCAACGACACCATCCGCCAGGGCGAAGAGCGGATCGGCCGGGCATGGTTCCGGTCGCTGGGCCGCTACCTCGACAGGGTGCGGCCGGCCGTCGTCCCCGAGGGCGGGCCGCTTGACCCCGCCCGCTTGTCCGACCATGACGGGTTCTGGACAGAGCAGGTCGACCAGGAGATCCGCCCGGCCATCGGGAACGTCCTCGCGCGCGCCTGGCGGGGCGTCACGCGCGCCGGAGAGCCGCTCACCGACCCGTGGACGTCGACCTACCTGAACGAGGCAGGGAACCGGCTCGTACGCCTCCCCGACGAGGTGTACAGCCTGGTCGTCCGGGAGATCGAGCGCGGCATCACGGAAGGCCGTCCCATCGCCGACGTCACGCGGGAGGTGCAGGCCGTCCTCACCGCGTCGGGGAGCGAGCATTGGCGCGGCCGGGCGCAGACCGTCGCCCGGACCGAGACTCTCGGCGCCGTCAACGCCGGGGTGTACCGGGCCGCTGTCCTCGACGCCGAGCAGCGCGGTGACGTCGCCCCGTTCAAGACGTGGATAGCCACCGACGACAAGCGCACCCGGCCCACCCACAACGCAGCGGACGGGCAACGCACGCTCATGTCGGAGCCGTTCCGGGTGGGCGGCGCGGCGCTCCTGTTCCCGGGCGACCCGCGCGGGCCCGCGCAAGAGGTCATCAACTGCCGGTGCACGATCCTCCCGACCGTGCTGGGTGAGACTATCGACTGGACAGAAAGGCAGAACCCGTGAGCTGGATGGATGAGTGGCGGGCCCCCATACAGGAAGCCATCGAAACGGCGCTCCTCGACGCGCACCGGACAGCATGGGCCGAGGGCGGCGAACTGGGAAAGTTCGTCGGGTTCATACGGGACGATGACGGCGCCTACATGGTCGAATGGGAGATAGTTCGATGACCCGCACATGGACCGCGGTGCTTGCGCGCATCGGCACCCCGACCGGCGACAAGCGCATCATCGCCCCCGGCGCGCTCACGAACCGTGACCTGCCACTGCCGCTGATGTGGCAGCGTGTGTCCGACTCCGGCCACTCCGGCAGCGTCACCGTCGGCTCCATCGACACGCTGACCATCGACAACCACTCCGGCATGGTCACTGCGTCGGGCCGGTTCCTGCCCGTCCGCGGCGCGGCCGAAGCAATGGCACAGACCGACCTCGGGGTGACCGGGCCGTCCGTCGACCTGTTCGACGACGTGGACGTGCGCGAGGTCCAGACGCTCATCGAGGCTGGGGTTGTCGGCCCGAACCTCCTCGACGACATGGACGACCTCGAGTACGCCATGGACGATGACGGCATGATCGTCATCACGCGGGCGCGCATCGCGGGAGCCACCCTCGTACAGATTCCCGCGTTCTCCGGCGTCAGCATCGACATGGCCGATGACGACGACCCCGACGAAGACCCGCACCCGTACGCCCTCACCGCGTCAGTACGCTCGTCCGGCTGGGCCGACATGCCGATCGCCGACGGCTCCCGCGCGTGGGACGGGGCCGCGGCCGCCGACCGGGTGTTCAGCTGGGCCGGCGGACCAGACAATCCCGACTGGGCCAAGTACGCGCGCGCGTTCCTCCGCAAGGACGACAACGCCAACCCCGAGTCGCGTGGCGCGTACGGGTTCGGCATCGCCGACGTCATCGACGGCACCCTCACCATCATCCCCGCCGGCGTGTTCGCGGCCGCGGCCGCCACCAAGGGCGCGCGCACGGGCAAGACGCCGGCGGACGCCGCAGCCATGCAGCGGGTGCTGCGCGGCATCTACAAGCGGCTCGACCGGCCGGCTCCGTTCGCGCTCACGGCGTCCGCGGCGCCGGCGCTTCCCCCCACGGACTGGTTCCGGCAACCCGACCTCGACCGCCTCACACCGCTCACGATCAGTGACACCGGCCGGGTGTTCGGGCACATTGCGGGATGGGAGACCTGCCACGTCGGCCTCCCCGGCTGTGTGACGGCGCCCGCCTCGCAGACTGGCTACGCCTACTTCCACACGTCTGAGCAGCCGACTGCCGAGGGTTACACGCTGCCTGTAGGCACTCTCGTGGCCGGGCCGCGGCATGCTGATCCGGCTCTCGCGTTCCAGGCGGCGGCCGCGCACTACGACGATCCGGCGGCTGCGGTAGCGCGCGTGCAGGCGGGCGAGGACGAGCACGGCATCTGGGTGGCCGGGTGGATCCTTCCGGGCGCGGCGGAGGAAGCGGTGCAGGTGTTCCGTTCCTCTCCGGTGTCGGGGGACTGGCGGCGGGTTGGTGGGGCGCTGGAGCTGATCGCGGTGTGCTCCGTCAACTCGCCCGGGTTCCCGGTCCCGCGCGCGCGGGTGGCGTTCTCGACAGTCGGGCAGCATGAGAAGGGCGTGCAGCGCACGCTGATCGCCTCGACGGGTGTAGTACCGGTCTCAGGCGAGTTGCATGAGGCGTCATGCGAGTCGCATGACGTCGTGGCGCGCGCACGCTGGGCGTGGGCGCAGACAGGGATGGAGAGCTGACATGGCGAGTTGCTGCGGGGCGAGGCAGGCCCAGACCGACTACAAAATCACGTTCAAGCACGACGGATCCACCAAGGTGGTGTCCACCCTCCAGGAAGCCCGCATGGAGCGCGCCGCGTCCCCCCAGGGAGGCACCATCGAGGCCGTGCCGCGCGCGAAGTAACCCAGAGGGCGGCCGAGCCCCCGCGCCCGGCCGCCCTCGCCACGCACCGTCACGTGACGTATCGTGGCCAACAGCCGTGGTAGCTGAGCTGAGAGCCGTGCCGCAGCGACGTGTCCATTCCGTCCCTGCCGCACAAAGGAGTAGCTCTCATGGCAGACGACATCACCCCCGAAGAGACCCCCGCGCTCGACTTCTCCGCCCTCGATGACACGGCCCTCGCCGCGGAGTACGAGCGGATCGCCTCCCGCGGAGCCGAGCTGTCCGGCAAGGCAGAGTTCGCGGCCGGTGAGGGCGACGAGCTGTCCGACCTCGCGAAGCAGCTTCCCGCCATCGTCGAGGAGCAGCAGCGCCGCGCCGACGCGGCCGCGTCCGTGCAGGCGTCCCGTGACGTGTTCGCCACCCTGCCGCCGCTCCCCACGATCCCCGCCCCGGTCGTCCCGACCCCGGCCGTCGAGGCCCCGGCCGCCGAGGCACCCGCGGCCGCCAAGCCTGTCGCGGTCCCGTCCGTGGCGCAGATGGCCGCTCAGCCGCCGGTCGCGGTCCCCCTCGACGCGAAGCGCACCACCGACCTCGTCCGCGCGGAACTCTCCGCCACAGCCGCGGGCCTTCTCGGCATGCGCGCCGGCGACGAGTACAACGGCAACAACACGGTCGGCCTCGCGCTGATCAAGAACGCGGAGAGCTTCGGCCTGCGCGGCGCGCCCGGGCAGCGGCAGACCATCGCACAGTTCAAGCGGACCCGCCGTGACGATCAGATCGTCGACACCCTCGACGGGCAGGAGACCCAGCGGATCCTGCGGGACCTGCGCCGGGAACGCCACCTGCACGGCGGCAGCCTCGCAAAGGCGTGGCAGCATTCCATCGACCAGGGCGCCAGCCTCACCGCGGCCGCCGGCTGGTGTGCCCCGTCGCAGAACGACTACGACCTCTGTGACAGCTGGACCGGGTCCGTCGGATTCCTCGACACCCCCACGGTGACCGTCACCCGCGGCGGCATCAACTACACGGACGACCCGGACTTCCCGACGATCTACGCGAACGCCGTGGCGGCCGGCGGCGGCTCGAACTTCCTCACCGAGGCGCAGGTCATCGCGGACACCGCGAAGACGTGCTCCGTGATCCCGTGCCCGGTGTTCGAGAACCGGCGCCTCGACGTGATGGCGCTCTGTGTCCGCGTGAGCTTCCTCCAGGCGGCCGGCTACCCCGAAGTCGTCGACGCGTGGGACCGCGGCCTGCGCGCCGCCCACGAGGCGGAGATGAACCGCATCATCATCGCGGACATCATCGCCCGCGCGGGCGCCGCGACCGTGGTCACCCCCGTCGACCCGGACGGCACCGACTCGTTCACCGCGGCACTCCTGTCCGCTGTGGGTCTGGCCGCGGAGGACATCCGCTACCGCTTCTACATGGCGTGGGATGCCACCGTGGAAGTCGCCCTGCCGCACTGGATCCTCGAGCAGGTCCGCTCCGACCTCCGCCGCCGGACCGGCGACACCGGACAGCTCCTGTCCGTCTCCGACTCGTACATCGCGTCCCTGTTCTCCGTGATGAACGTGCGCGTGCAGTTCGTCCGCGGATGGCAGGACGGTCTGATCACGGGCGGCGCCCTCAACGCGGCGTTCCCCGGCGGTGACGCGGCGGCTCCGTTCATGCTGGCGCTCCCCACCACCGTGTCGTTCCTCGCCTACCCGGCCGGCTCCGTGCAGGTGGCCCGCCAGGACGTCGTCACCCTGACGAACGTCTACGACGCCGCATCGCTGGCCACGAACCAGTACACCAGCCTGTTCGCGGAGGAAGGCTTCGCGCCGATCTACCCGTGCCCCGGGCAGCGGCTCTACACCTTCACCGGCTGCGTCGGCGGCACCACGGGTGCCCACGTCATCGACTGCATCGACGCCCCGTAGTCCCACCCCTAGACCGCCGCCGCCCGCTCGTCGTCCCTGTAGCGGGCGGCGGCTCCTAGGAGAAGGAAGGAGGGACTCATGGGCAAGATCGTCACCAACAACAATCAGCTGATCGCCGCACCGCCGACGACACCGGCGCACTACGGGCTGTTCCAGGCCGTGACCAGCGTCCAAACCATGGACCGGACGCTCATTGCGGCCGGCGGGCAGTTCATCGTCGACCACTGCGGCACCGCGCAGCTCTACAACCAGACCTGTATCGCGAACCCCACCAAGACGTTCGAGGAGGGGTCGGACGTCATGCCGTTCGACCCGTTCTGGGTCGTCGCGCGGAAGCGCTGCGGTGCGGCCGGACGTACGGGTGCGGAGATGCTCGGCGCAGTCAGGGAGCAACTCCTCACCTCCGAACAGGAACTTGTCGAGGAGGGGTTCTGGGGCGGCACCGTCGTCCCCGTCGAGCCGAACCTGATCGGGCACGTAGGCACCACCGTGGTTACCCCGGCCGCGCCCGGCGCGGGGACCGCCATCGCGGCCCTCGAGGAGGCGTTCTACAGCGTCTACGGGTACACCGGCACGATCCACGTGAACCAGCGTGCGACGTACGCCCTGGCGTACACGGGCGTCCTCGACCGCCGTGAGGCCGGCACGTGGAAGACCCCGCTGAACTCGTCCGTCAGTCTCGGCGCCGGGTACGGCATCACGGGGCCGGCCGGGGTAGCGCCCGCGGCCGGGTTCGTGTGGGCGTTCATGACCGGCGCCGTCCACATGTGGCGGTCCGGTGTCCTGGACCAGCCCGACCCGACACAGACCCTGGACCGGACGCTGAACCAGTGGGACGTCGTTGCCGAGGAGGTGTTCGGCCTCACGTTCGACTGCCCCGACGTGTTCGCCGTACAGGTCCCCGTCGCCGCGCCCGCGGTAGCAACCGCCCCGGCGGTGCCCTGATGAACACCGAGGGATGGATCAACATCGCGCCCGAGCAGGGCGGCGACATCCCCACGCTCGCGCGCGCGCTCCTCGCGCTCGCGCACGTGCCCTCGCACGTCGTGTCGCAGGGCAACGGCTCCGAGTTCCTGGTCCCCCAGTACCTCGCCGACGCATACATGACCCCGCCCGAGGCACCCAAGCCGAGGCGCCGTACGAAGAAGGAAGGTGACGAGTAATGGCAACCATCTGCGCAAGCCTGGCCCGGGGCAAAATGCTCCGGCTGACCAAGCTGGACTCCTGTGGCGCGATCGTCAGCGGCGCCGGCGCCACGCTCACGATGAAGGCGTTCATCTCGGGGACGATCACCCCGAACTACGCTGACACTGAGGAGATCACCCAGCTCGACGCGAACGGTGACCTGTGCATCGATGACCGGTCCCCGGTCGCGCTGCGCTGGGTCGATATCGCGCTGAACATCTGCACCACCGACCCCGGGTTCATCAACCTGGTGACCGGTGACCCCCTCGTGGTCGACGACGCTGCCCCGACCCCGAACACGGTCGGTGTCCGCCTCGACGCCTCGGTGTCCGGGTCGGCGAACTTCGGCCTGGAACTATGGTCCGGAGTCACCGGGCAGGCGTGCACCGCCGGCGGGTTCACGAACTACGGTTACTGGCTGTTCCCGTGGGTCAAGGACGCTCAGTGGGGTGAGTTCGTCGTCGAGAACGGGGCGCTCACGCTCACGTTCACCGCGCGCGGGGTGTTCAACTCCCAGTGGGGTACCGGCCCGTACCTGGTCCGTCGCGACGCGACCGTACCGGCCACGCTGGAGAAGCTCCTCACCCCGATCGGTGCGACGCAGCCGATGCACTACGAGGTGACGTCTGCTCCTCTGCCGACGCCGGCGTGTGGCACAACGACCCTCACCCCGGCCCCGTAACATCGAGTTGTAGGGCCCGTCCGACCACTCTCCGGACGGGCCCTTACGGGGGCCCTCATGCCGCTGATCAAGTACTCGCAGTACATCACCTACCCGAACGGTAGCCCGGCGTCAGAAACCACTGTCCCCGTGCTGCTCACCGGCGGGAACGTTCTCGTCCCCCTGTTCTCCGACAAGGCCGGGACCGTGTCTCTGGCCAACCCGGCGCCGACCGATGCTGACGGGCTGCTGACGTTCTTCGCTGCTCCCGGCTCGTTCTGCACGGAACTGGCCGGAGAGATGTTCCACCTGATGGTGGATCCGGCCGAGGCCGACGATGCGTGGCCCGGAACGTTCGTGCACGTGCAGCCGGTCCCGGCTGCGGTGTGGACCATCGATCATCACATCGGCATTCCGCCCGCTGTGACTGTTCTCGTCGCCGGCCAGCCGGTCGATGGGGAGGTTGCGCATGTGGACTCCGAACAGTTGACCATCACGTTCGGTGCCCCGACCGCGGGCACTGCTCTCCTGAGGAGGTAGCCATGCCCGGTGTGCAGTTCGGCCAGCAGATCGACATGAACGGAAACAAGATCACGGAGCTTGCGCCCGGTACCGCCGGGACTGACGCCGTGAACGTCAACCAGCTCAACGCGGCTGGCCCGCAGGGCTTCTCGGCAACGATCGGCGACGGAGCGGCGTCCACGTTCAACGTCGTGCACTCCCTGAACACCACGGACGTCGTGGTGCAGGTGTTTGACGTCGCCAACGGTGACTACTGGATCACCGAAGTGTCGACCAGCGGCGTCAACGCTGTGGACGTCACGTTCGGTTTCGTCCCGACCGCCGGACAGTTCCGTGTCCAGGTGGTACCGGTTCCCTGATGTCCGTACGCATGGGGCAGCTGCTCCGCCTCCTCAACAGGACCGCACCGCCGGCGTCCCCTGCGGCCGGTGACCTCTGGTACCGCTCTGATCTGTCCCAGGTGCGCGCCTCGGACGGGCTTGCTGGCGAGCCCCTGACGATCGGGCCTGAAGGTAACCTCCCGGTGATCCGGTCGGCCGCATGGCACAGTCTTCCCCCGTATGGGAACACGGGCACCGCGAACGTGCCGGTGAACCGGATGTTCGCCCTGCCGTTCTGGCCCGGGCGGTCCTGCACCCTGACGGCCATGGCCGGGAACGTGACGCTCGCGCTCGTCGGCGGGAACCTCCGCATGGGCCTGTACGCCTCGGACGGGGTACTGCCGACCACTCTGGTCGCCGACTACGGCACGGTGACGGCTGGGGTGACCGGGTCCCGTTCCATCACCGGACTGAGTACGGCTGTACGCCCCGTGCTGCACTACCTAGTGATCGGCCGGCAGGGCGGCGTGGTGAACCTGGGGCTCACCACTCAGCTCACCTTCGACCCCATCGTGTCCGAGACGGCGGCCGTGATCGGCGATCCCGCCGTGCGCAACGTCGGCACCATCGGCGGCTCCCTCGCTCACGCCGACCCCGCCGCCGAT